CCGAATTCGCTAGAAATCGGGGGAGAACCTATAGGTGTTGCAAAATGCGGCACCCGCGTTTGACCCCTATATTCCTGCGGTTTGCGAACGTGACGTGCGTTTTGTCCTATAAAAATAGGGGTTTTTGATCGCGACACACTCATTGTAAAATGTACCATTTGTGATACGTCAAGTGCGTTTCGCACTACAAAACAAGGCTATTTTGATCGCGAACCCGTGTTTTTACTGAAAAAAATTTATAGATCGAAACAAATGTCGGGAGCGAAATAGCCTACAAAACAAGGGGTTTTTTGAAATCGACTTTTCGGATCGGATCGAGCCTGCTACCCCCCCATCAGTGGGCCTGTTGCGTCGCTCTGATTGCGTCTGCCAGCGCGAGGAGTTTGGTTGTCTCAACAATCACAACGCTTGGCTTTCCGTTCCTGCGATGCCAGACGATCGGCGTTGATGTTGCGGGCGCGTCTTCTGTCGCTTGCTCCAACGCTTTGTAGACGTTCAGCGATTCAACACGCTTGCATTCAACGTGAAGCGGCACACCTTTCAAAATTACATCGGGCGAATCTGGCCCGCCTTGGTATTGCACACCCCTTTTGCATTCAACATGCGGCCCAAGCAGTGCGGCGAATTCGGCGGCACACTCGCGTTCGCCGCGTTTTCCTTTTTGTCTCGACATGCGTCCCATGTTCATTCACTCCGTTGTTGTTGCGTTGTTGCACTATCTCGACCGATCATTTCTTCCGCTTGCATGATCGCGCGCCCGATGACTTCAACGACTTGGGGTACAACGGCATTGCCAAGGCATCTAAGTCTGTCCACCCTGGCGGGAATCCCATTAGCCACTCGACCCAATTCGGGTTCAACGCTCCACCAATCGCAGCGTTCAACGGCAAGCTGTTTCGTCTGAACTGTGATGGGCCTGCGTTGTTGCTGGCATCTTGAACCGTTGGCGTCGGCCACATCTTGTGACCGTGAACGTGTTCCGCTGCAACTTGCGTCGCCAGCGTCCATTGCCCCCGTGGGTGCAATCGTTTTGCTTCGTTCAATAGTGCTGGAATTGATGCCGCTGCTTGTCGATTTGCGACCGGAGTTGCCCACGATCCACATTCTTTCGCGACGATGCGGCGCACCAACGGCACTAGCTGGTATGCAATGCCATTCACAATCGAACCCGATTTCGGCCAAGTCTCCAAGAACGGTTCCGAGTCCTCGAGCAGTGATAGCTGGCACGTTTTCGATGACCACCCATCGCGGCTGAATTGCGCGAATGATTCTTGCAAAATCGTTCCAAAGACCAGACCGACTGCCGGTGATGCCTGCGCCTTTTCCGGCAACGCTGATATCTTGGCACGGGAAACCACCCGCGATGACGTCAACGCTGAAATCGTGTGTGTGTGTGTGTGTGTGTGTGTGTGTGGCGGGAAGGTTCTAACGTCATCGTGTCTTCTCACGTTGGGCCAATGCTTTGCCAGAACCGCTGACGCATATCGATCGATCTCGACTTGCCATTTGCATTCCATCCCGGCGCGTTCAAGACCAAGAGAAAATCCCCCGATCCCTGCGAACAACTCTCCGAATGTCACGGCATCTTCTCCGTAATAAAAAGCCCCCCCCGCAACTTTTTAGGGTAGGGGGGGGGGCTATTTCTTCTCGATCACTGATAGCGAACGACCGCGTACCAACCGCGCGCACCACGGGCGACGCCGATATCGATTGCCTTTCGCTTTCCCCAATAGCAACAGTTGCGGATGGCAGCATCTTCCGACACGGTGCTGAACCCGATTCCCTCAGTCTGGCCGCATCCAGAGTGAACCAACGCACCACGCTTCGCGATCACGATCGCAGCATCTTGCGCGCTGCCACCGATCACGGTGGTCGAGCGACGTCGCACAACCACCGTTTCAGCCTGGGCAGGAACGCACAACGCACACAACAGAATCAGCAAGAAAAAACGCATATCTGAATCCCTTCAGAAAGACCAATCGAACAGGCGCGAAACGCTTCGCGCAATCAACCTTCCTTGACGAACACACCTTCAGCGGTCAACGTGCCGCGACGATCTTTGATCGTTTCATATGCGGACGCGAGACAATCAAGCACCGACAAACCTTCCAGCTTGGCAACGATCACCAGCGTCACCAGCACATCACCAATGCCGTCGATAATCCCTTCGCGGTCATGCTTGGCGATCGCGTCTGCCAATTCGCCAAGTTCGCTTACCGTTTTGAGCATCTGCGACGCTGGCGTTGCGTTCGGGATGATTTGCCGATCCCTCGCCCACTGAATCACTTTCGATTCGACGCTTTCAAATTGCATGGTTCTACCTTTCGTTTTTGGTTTCTTGATCACCACTGCCAACCGTCTGCGATTCTTCCTGCCATCGTGCCGCGTCTTCCATGACTTGCAGCGCGTGCGTGTGTGCTTGCATCAAGCGGTTCGACCAGCGGGCATCGAGCGGTTCCAGCGACAACGCTTCGATCATCATTCGCATTGCCTTTGCAATCTGCTTCGCCCTGGCTGCAACCTGTTCATCAGTCAGCGTTGGTACAACGATCTGTTTGCGTTTCTGCGTTGTCGCAACAACTCTGCGCGGCTGGATTTCGTCGCGCTGCTTGCGTTCGTGTTCGTTGTATTCGCCCGTTGTCGGTGGCCCGCCTTCGTTCAGCCCGCGATCACCGATTTGGAAGTGTGAAAGTTTCATAGCGTTTCCTCTTGGGCAATCAATCGTTCATCAAGACTCTTGTTGACGTCGCGAAGCGACCCGATCAGCAAACGCTGCAATCCGCATTCGGTTGCGAGATGCGACAACTGCTTTCGCAACTTTTCGACTTCACATTCCAGCGACGCGATTCGCGTCATGTGCCGTTTTGCAAACAGCTTGTCGAAAACTTTCATTGTTTCCCTTCCTGTTGAAGACTCTCGATCATCTTTCGCCGCGTCGCTTCCAAGCGGGCAGCATCATCCCCATCCCACGCTTTCGGAACTGGCTTGTCGGGGTCGAACCGCTGCGCCGGTTGCTTCCGCGGCTTGTCATACTTGTGACCGATCACCCGATCTGCGAAACCCTGCCCGCAGAACTGATCAAGCGCGACGGGATCGGTAAAGAACTTGCAGCGACCGGCGGCAAGATGTGCGATCGCTGCCGTCGCGACCGGCAACCACCCGTCTTCAGAGATCCGCGCCATCGCTTCGCGCGGTGGCCTGGGCGATCGCCACTGGGGAAGCCCGCTGGCGTTCCACGCTGCGACCAGCGTTTGCCAATTGGCTTCCGGTTCCCCCTGCGAAGCATCTTGCGCGGTGGTGGTGGTGGGACTGTCCTCTACTGTATCTCCTCTGGTTACGTTTTCGTAACGGCCTTGCGTTACATCACCGTTACGGTGCTTGCGGACACGCTCTGCGGTCAAAATGCGGGCTTTAGCGGCTTTAGAGAATCGCCGTTCCCAAGCGGGAAGGGTGGCAGTGCCAGCGTTGATATCGAACACAAGCCAGCCGACACGCTCAACCGCCAGCCAGAAAGCGGCATCGCCGCACAGGATGCCCGCTAGGCGGGCTGGCGTCGCTTTTACGGTGCCGTCTGCCGAATGCAATGCGAACCACGACCAAAGGCGATAGAGCCTATAAACGCAAATTTCGACGTTCTGCGATGTGATCTCGCAAAGTTCGTAGATTTCCGGTTTTTCGTGGAGACTGCAATCTACGGCAATCCATTCGCCCGCCATGCTCGACCCTCCCTTCCTTGATTCGCCATCCAAACCCCCTCGCAGCGTCGAAACTGCGATCGGTGCCGATCACCTGGGGGAGTCGATCAGTTGTCTTGCGACAAGCTGAACGGTTCGCGGTCGCCTTGGGCAGCGATCGCTTTCCTCTGAACGTCGATCAAATCTTGAACAACCAAAGTCAGATCACCGATCGCGTTCGTCAGTTCAAACATTTTCAGAAACACTGAATTTCGCACTTCCGCATCGAGAGCGGTTGCCCCGGTTCCCGGCAGCGTTTGCGGAACGCGGGTGGGTGCGGGTGCTTTAAACACGTTCTTTCGTTCGCTGTAGAGCGGGTGCGCGTCTAGCCATTCTTTGACCTGGCCCGCGTCTACAAACTTCCGCGCCCGCTTCACCCTATTTCCATTCGGGTACAGACACACCGAATCAATTTCGCGTCGCATCGCTGCGTTCTTGATTCTGCCGTATGCCGGTTCTGGAACTTGAAACATGGGGATATACCCCGCAGGGATTTCGGATTTGCTGACGATCACCCGTTCCCGTCTTTGCACTGCCATTGATCTTGCTCCTCTCTTGCTGACACAAAACATCGGGCCACAGATCACCCGCGGAGGCTTGCACCCCGCTGCCGCTAGTGGGTGATGATTGGTCAACTGATCGACGCGCCATCCGGCAGCACAACCCCGTTGTGAACGTATCGAACCGGGATCTGCTTGGAACCTTTGTTGCGCGGCAGGATCATCAACCGATAGAGATGAAGACGGTTGCCGTGCGGAACGTGTAGATGATGCGGAAACGAAGAAACTCCAACCGCTGGAAAATACTCGCTGCCGTCAAACGGGCCACCGACAAACAAAACATCAGAACGGGATTTCGTCGCCATTTTTTTCCTTCCATTCTGCGTGGGTCTTTGCCTTCTGTGTCTGCCTGGGGGCGCGATCAGCGGCAGCGGGTTTGGTCTGCCACTTTGCCCCGTCAAGGAACTTCACAACCTTCGGCCTTTCCTCGCCCGCCTTTGGGCCATTCTGAACGATGTACGAACCCGATTCGATTCGCACTGTTGCACCAACCAAACTTTGTTCATCCCAATCGGGTTCCCCCTGCGACGGTGGCGCGATGCCAGCACAGTTGGCAATCTCGATCAACTTTCGCGTCCAGTTCGACGCCACCGTGTGAAAGATGCGGTGACGTTGCGAGCCGTGTTCAACGTCGATCCAGATCGACAAGCAATCTCCAGACGGGTTGCGGTCATCAACGCGCCACCCTGGTTGCTCAACAACCCTTTCGATTGTGCCGGTGTGTTCCCCGTGCGGCAGCACTGATCGTATGCCTGGGCTTGCCGCAACTTCTTCGCCGTCAAATTTCGACCAATCAATTTTCACGACTGAATCTCCGGTGTGTGACTGTTGCCAACGCGAACGATTCGCGATGTTTTGGCTTCTTCGATTGCCCACGACCAACCTTCAGCGAATCCCAAGGCGTGGGCGATGCCGACTGCGCGATCTATCGACAATTCTTTTGATCGAACCTGTTTCATAAGGGATTCGATCGACGTTTGTGACGGTTGCGATTCTTCAAATGGCAGAGCGTCTGTCGTCATGTGCTGGCAACCTCCGCGGTGTTCAGTTGAGCAATCCGCTGTTCGATCGCAGCCATGATCACGGTTCGCTGATCATCAGACAGTTCCCCGGCAGCGTGTCGCGATTCGACCTTCGGAACCAGCGATTCGATCGCGGCCAGAGATGCCCGCGCGATCTTCGATAGCGTGTCATCGATCGACACGGGCGGCGCGACCGGCTGGCGATACGGTGGCACTTCGTCACCATCCGAAAGCCACTGTGCGAGCTGCTTCCCAAGTTCTTCGCCAGCTTCGCGAATCACCGCGTCTTTGAGAAACGGCGCGCGGGTCTTGGTCACGATCAGATCGTGATCGATCGTCACATCACCGACCATAGTGAATTCGTATTCCAGACCATCGCGTTGCACGGGTTGCAGACCAACCTTTCGGACAGTGGTTTTGCCGTCAACCTTTTCGACAACGTATTCCGTTTTGCTCCGCATGGTCACAATCACATGGCAGGGACAAGACAAGATCGCTTCGACCAGAGCGTTGTGCCTGGGGGTCGCGTCACGCCAAGCGGAGAAGTTCCCGCCCGCGTTCCGCTTCCCGGCGGCATCTACGAATTCCAGAATGCCGCCCTTGCCAGACCAAGCGTGTGACAACGAATCAATCACCAGCACGGGATAGCCAGCGTCGCCAGCCGACTTGATCGCTTCGATGTATCTTTCAACCTCGAAACTTTTCAGATTGCATCGATGGAATCGAACGATGCGCGAGTAGAGCGACGCTGAACCGTGTTCAGTATCGATCACCGCGAACCGTTCGCCGTTCGCCAGACCGTGCGCGATGCGAAGCGCGGTCATTGTTTTCCCGGCACCCGCTGGCCCAACCAGACCCAAACGCAACTTGCTTTCCGACTTCACCGCTTCTTGAAACATATTCATCTTCATTCCCTTTCGTGACTACGAACCACACTCGACTGATCGCGTTCGCGCGCCAGCCACACCTCACCACGCATAATCGCCACCGATTGCGGTGCTTCGATTCCGATTCGCACCGTGTCGCCGTCAATCCTGCCAACCACGATTTCGATCTGACCATCATTGATCACAATCGATTCGTACCTTTTCCGTCTCAACCAAAGCATTCGCCGCCCCTTTCGTTGATCATTCCAACGCGCGAATCATCGAGCGTCGCCGTGTCGCCATCCACGAACAATTCTTGACTGTCGGCAAATCGTTGCCGCAATACTTCGATCTTTGCCGCGCTCCCTGGCATCGCGTCTGTCGGTGGTGCAAGACGCATCGACGCTTCGATTGCGTCAAGCACTGACTGCAATTCGTGAATCGCGACCGACACGCAATCGTGCAACAACGTTCGGTCGCCTTGCTCGATTCGCAAGGCAAGTTCGTCACACCGTTTCAGAGGCTTCTGCCCAAAGCGTGAAACGATTTCGCACAAGCGAGCGTGAACGCGAATCACGCGGCGCAGCCAGCCAGACGTTTGTTTGTCTAGGCTGTTCGATAGGCGCGTGCGTCTGGCCGGAACGAATAGACCGTTCCCTTCATGCACATTCGCCGCTTCCGTTCCTTCTCGCTCCACCCCGCGCGAATCTCTGCCGCCCGCGCTTCGATCGTCGCTTGATCGGGATCGTCTGGCCCCGGCAAGCACTTCGCGTTTCTGATGCGTCGCTCGACTGTCGTTATCGAGACTCCCGCCAGCTTTGCTATCGCTCGATGTGAAAGACCCTGCGATTCCCAAAGCACCAACGTTTCCGGCTGAACAATCACGCGCACTTCTTTTCCCTCCGTTTGCATAGGAGGGAACGCGGTTGGTTGCCATGTGGCTTCCGTGGCCCATCTGCTTCCTTTTCGCTGCGGGGCGACCCTCGACCCACCAGCGGACGTTTTGCGTCGCGGGGGAAGATATTGCATCTGCAATAACTCGTCAAGGGAAAAAATTCCCCCGATCAAAAGATTTTTGCCGCGGGTTCAGCCGGTCTTCCGGCGCGCTGGCACCACAATCAGCTTTTCCGGTTTCATTTGCAGAGCATCCGCAAGGTGAACGATGGTCAGCATTCGCGGGCTAGAAATTTTGCCGGTCAAAATTCGCGATAGCGTTGGGTAGCTGATGCCTGCGGTCGCGGCGACTTCATCCAAATGAACGCCAAGACGGTTGGCCCTGGCAACGATCCGTTCGCCTAGTTCGGAGTAGGGAAGGGTTCTGGGTCTGCCGCCTGGGTGACGATCTGCCGCCATTTTCGTGTTCTCCGTAAAAATGTTTGCCATCCCCCCGGAAGTTGGGATAGCATCAAAACCGGCAACTACACCCCGCTGGGCTCGAACCAGCAACCTTCGGTTCCGTAGACCGATGCGATTAGGGAGGGTAATCCCTCTGAGTGGCGGGGTTCTGTTTGCGCAAAGTTTTCCGACGAACACCCCCCATTTTTTGTGAGTGATGCCGATAGGTATCTTCTCGCCCGAATGGATGGCGCTCGATCGGGTGGTTTCATCAACCGGGGCACGATGCCCTTCGATCGAATGCCAACGCTGCGGGCATGAATGCCAGCGGTCACGGCAGAAAAGAACCGACGATGTATCGATCAGCTTCAAAAACGATTGGCGAATTTGTTCGCGACTATGAACTGACGCGCGATCTACAAATTGAAACCGTTCGACAGATGCGAATGTGTGCCGCTCTGTTCGAACGCTGGCACGGTGGCCCGATCCCGCTTGTCGATCTTGATGAACGCATGTTGTCGGAATTTCTTGTCGACTATCAGCGGCGCGGCAGAACACCTTCGACGGTGCGCGCGAAGCGAACGCAGTTGCTCGCGCTCTGGCGTGACGCTGCCGATCAAGAGTTGTGCCGACCGCCAACGCGTCGCGTTCGCAAGGTTCGTGTGCCGTACACACCACCGACCGCTTGGACGATCGAGGAAGTCGACCGCTTGGTTGCACACTGCGTGACACTCAACCGCTGGCACCCGTGCGGCATTCATCGTTCGAAGTGGTGGTCGCTTGCGATCCGCATTGCTTGGGATACTGGTCTGCGTTGGCAAGATCAGATGCAACGGCTGCGCGTCGATCAGATCACCGCGGCGGGATACATCGCGGTTCCGCAATCGAAAACGGGTAGCGTTGTCGTGTGCCATCTGTCAGAGACAACGATTCACCATCTGCGCGAATCGATGGCGCAAAGACCGCGACCGCTGGCAACACCTTGGAACGCTTCGCACGAAACGTTCAACGCACAGTTCCGGCGCATCGTTCACGGCAGCGGGGTACGGTGCGGAACTTGGAAGTGGTTGCGCCGCGGGTCTGCGACCGATTGCGAATTGCAGCGACCGGGGGCAGGGTCGCCGCATTTGGGACACACTCCCGGCAGTGCCGTTGCCGCGCGGCACTACCTCGATCCCGCGATCTTGGCACAGCGGGAAACCAATCCGCGCCCCCTTGCTTGACACTTCTTGCGGGTCAGCAATAATCCACGCATGACAAAGATCGACACAGACTCACTGTTGACCGTCACGAATGCTGCCCGCGTCGCGGGCGTGTCGCGGTTCTGGATGCTATCGCAGGCCAAAGCGGGCAAGATCGCGGGCGTGACGATCGACGGGGTGCGTTTCGTGTATCGCTCTGCCGCGGAGTCGTTCGTGCGTGACCCCGTTCGCGGTCGCCCGCGGGCACTGTCCGCGGGATAGCCGCCTGGGGGGAATTTCCCGAACCCCCTGTTTCCCCCGCAAAAACCACCAAAAAGATTTTTTTATTCAACCCCTTGCGGAGTTATTGCCGATCTGCAATAACATACCCAGTGACGCGAACGAACCCCGCAACGAAAAGGAACGAAACGATGAAGACTTCACGAATGACTGCCGCCGAAATCAACAACGCTGCCAAGTGGCACGCGGCCCACGACAGCGACGCAACGCTGAAGGCCGAATACAGCGTCGCTTTGTCCTACAAGGGCAACAGCGATCAAGTTTGGATTCTTCTGATCGCGATGCAAATGAAGGGCATTGCCTGACTCGATCAAACCCCCGCCGCACAGTGCGGCGGGGGCAACACCACCACGAACGATAAGGAACGCAACGATGAACATCGACCAGCAAATCGACGCAAGGGTTTCGCGACGCTTCAAGCAAGAGGATCGGTTCCTGCGTCAGATCGAACGCAGAGAAAACCAAGCAGAACAGATGATCGGGGAACTTTGCCGCGATGGTCGCACAGTCTTTTATGTCTGGCCCGTCACTGGCAAATACAAGGAAGGTAGCCGCGGTGAACTTGTTTCCTATCTGATTCGCAACGGCTACGCATGACAGACGGCAGCAATCGCCCGCTGGCAATCGTGCCAGCGGGCCACACAACCGCATTGAGTTCTTCCGTTTCCGCATGAACCACCCGAAAGGCATCAGCAATGAACACATACCGAATCATCCGCATTGCAGACCCACGCAGCCGCGGCGCGTGTGCTTGGTTTGAGATCGAAGGCAGCAACCCCGCTGGCGATCGCTGGCACGTTGCGACATGCGACACGCGAGAAGAAGCGCGGGAGATGCTGAAGGCAATTCGCCAACAGATCGAGTCAAAGCAGTCGAAGTGATCGAGCGCAGGACGATTCGCTACACTCACCAGACTGACAAACCATCCGTGAATCCCATGAGCGAAACAAAATACACAATCAGAATCAGCGGCAAGGCAGATAGCTTCCTTCGTGGAACTGGTCTGGCGCAGGGAAAGCCAGACAGCGACGCGGGTAGTCTCGCGCTTGCTGATGCATATCAAAAGCGAGTCACAACGCGGCGCGGAAAAGGCTACACCGTTCGACTCGATATCGTTGGTGCCGATGGTGTTGTTGCCCTGGCCGAATACATGGATGCCGGATATTGGGCAAACGCTGAATGCGATTATTCAGAAGCAAAAGCGTGCGCGAAAGTTGTCGATCTTTGCCGCGTGATTTTGCCAGCCAACGAAAAGGGCAGGCTTTCGGCATTCATTACTTGTGTCATTCATCCGTTCTAATCAAACCACATTTTTCACAAAAAGGCAGCAACAATGAATCGTCGCATGGATGCGTTGATTCGCGCGCTGGTGTTGATTCGATTCGGTCAAGAGATCGGATCAAGCGGGAGGGTTGCTGCCACTCTCGCCGCCTTTGTCGACGCGCTTTTGTCCGCGCTTCGGTAGTGGGTTGCGAAGTCTCGCGATCACTTCACGCATCGCGATCCGCGCTTCAGCGTTAGAGAACCACACGTTCGCCAGTTCGACCACCACCGATTCAAGCAACAGCGAAATCGCTTGGCAGTGCGACTGTTTCATTCCCCATCGCGCTTCCAGATTTTCGCGGCACTTTGCCACCAACACCCCGATCGCGTCGAGGACGTCCATCCCGTGCGATTGATTTGCTTCGACCGCGGCAGCGATGCGGATGAATTCTTTTTCGGGCCAGAACCGACACGCTTCATCAACCATCACATCGACGGTGTGCGTGAACGTCTCCGCTGGCTTTCCAATGCGATCCCGCACCGCTTGCCGCAGTTGTTCGCACTGAACGTCGACAGCGTCGCCCATGCTATCCATTGCCCTTGCAGTTGGGGCAGGGGGTGCGATGACCGTCGCCATGCGTGATGAACCCTTTCCCCCCGCATTGCTCACAGACCGCGGGCGCGGGTTTCGGCGGCACGGGTTTTGGTTCCGGTGCCTTGTCTTGTGCCGTCGCAGCGTAGGCAACAGCCACAGCGCCACACGACCGCGGCATTTCGCGATCGATGGCAGCGGGATCAGCGGCAAGGCTTGCAAGCAGTGCGATCAGCTTTGCCCACATGGTTCACCACCCTCCCCGGTGATTGACTAGCGGCGCACCGTGCGCATCGTGTCGCCCGTGTCCCGCAAACTGCGGTTCAGACTGCCGCGGGGGGTCAGCGACCCACATGACCCAAAGACCAATTCGCGCGATGCGTTGCACGAATCGCAGGATCGGTCGATCTGCCTGGGGCTTGATGGGACTGTATTCGCTGGTCGCGGCGCACCAAGTCACGGCAACGGCAACGATCACCGCGATCGAGATCGCGCGCAGTTCTTTGTTTGTCATCGGTAGTCATCGCTCCACACAGAGAACAGGAACAGACACACAACGGCCCCCACAACGGAGCCGATCAGCCCCGCGGGGTTCGATCCGAACGGCAGACCACCAACGAAGCTACCGACCACGCCAAGCGCGATCGTAGGCAACCATCCATCGGGGCAGCGCCCTGGCACAAGCCACTTCGCAGCCCCGCCAACGAACGCCCCGAACGCAAGCCACATCAACAGACCCATGCTGAAACCTCCTAGAACGCGATATGTGACATTTCCGCTATCAACTTGGCTGGCGATACCCTGCGACGCCTTGCCGCCTCTGGCGCGGGTTCTAGCCACCCCCCGTGATCCAAGTCTCTGTATTTGAAACCGTCTGTATCGCCCACTGCCCATGCGTCGCCAAGCATCCGCTCGATCACAGACCGGCGCACCCAAAACGAACCATCGGGCTGATCTGCCGGGAACTTGTTTTCTTTCGGGCCATTCCACCCCGTGCCCCAAGAATTGAGCAAGCAAACAAGATCATCCGGCGCGCCGTTCGCGCGATGCCGAATCCCAATACAACACATCTGGTGTTGCCATGTGCCAGACGCTTCGCTTATTCCATGCTTGTCTCGAGTTGACGAAAAGCCCTGGGAAGAAGCAACCGTGCAAGGGTATCCCGATTCAATCGCGGAACACAATTCATCCCATGACCTAATCGCGACAATGTGTTTCAGCGGATGCCGCTTCGCTTCAGCATCGAGTCGACCGCGGTCGCCCTGGCCCCCGCAACCAAACGCGCCATAGTTGCGCGCGCGATCGGGGGAATACTCTCGCAGATCGGCTGATGGATATTCAGCGCGATAGACCAGCCCGAATTCTCTCAAGAACTTTGCCGCACCGTAGCCGGTCGCGCCATCAGACCAACCACCGACAGCGTTCATGCCGTCACCGGGAAGCCCGCGCGCCTCGACCCTGGCCCCCCCGTACAACGCTTCAGTCGCGGGGAACAACGGTGGTTCCGGCAACTTGCCAAGCGACCACGAAACGCATTCGGAGAAATGCACCGCATGAGCGGCACCCCATGCCACACAGTCACCGATGCCCTGTTTTCCTACAACGAACGGGGTGCCGTATCGTGCGCGATGCGCGGCATCTACTTGTCGCCAAAGGAACGTATCGACCCCCTTCGCGCCGCGCATCGCATCCGCGCCAGCCTCCGAAAAATACTTTTCATCAAGCGTCGCCAAGAAGGCGCGCATGCCCGCGGGATCGGGTGTGTAGCCGAATCGGTTCTCAATCACCCTGGCTGCGCGGTGCGTCGCTCGATCGACAAGCGCGCCCAACATTGCCATCGCAATGACAAACAGCACAGCGGAGATCGACCAGCGGTTAGCGCGCGACATTGCCCGCAGCCCTCCCGATTTCGCGGAACGCATTCACCCAAGCTGTGCGGGATTCATCGGTGACGGGGCCACCGCTTGCGCCTACAGCGTCATCTAGGAATTCGCTGATCGCGTCGCGGGCTTGTGGCTGGCGATCGCCAATCGATTCCCCACGCATCCGCAGTTCCCGAGCGAACACACGCAATTCGTCGAATGCAACGCCCGTTTTCAACCGCTTGTCATGCGCGGCATCGTATTCGATCGCGTCCCCGATCGCTTCGCAGAGCGACGAAACGATTGCGGCATCATCCGCGGCAGTTGGGCCGACAAATTTTCCGCGCAGAGAAAACGCCGCGGGATTGTCTGGGGCAGGGGGGGGAGCATCTGACGGTCGAGCGAACCACGAAATCGCAGCGGCAGCAATCAGCGCGGCGAATGCAACATGCTTGCCGTCCACGCTTGGAAGTGTTGAAGTCGCGAACAGCGAACGCGCCTTCTCGATAATCTGTTGACCAGCAAGCGCGTAGATTGCGGCGACAACTAGAACGATTGTGATCATGCGGCCCTCACTAGCGGCAGAAGTGCTTCAGTTGCGCCCGCTGCGATGGCAAGCGCGATGATTCGGATCGTCGGTTTCGACACAAGCCAGACAGGCCAAAGCGCAAGCGGCACAACGCGATCGGCAAATTCATCGAACATGTCGCCAACAAAGTCGATCACGATCGCTTTTCGCTGCGCACCGTCGACCGGGACCGAGTCGAGCGCACCGATTGCGATCCGCATTGCCGACACGATCAGTTCCGACAGTTCAGAGATCGTCAAACCGTCCGCGGCTTTGATGCGGGCAACCGCGATATACGCAGTCACTTTGCCGCCAAGCGTTTCGATCTTCTCCGCTGCCTGGATGGGGGCTTGTGAAATCACGACTTCACCCCCGCAACGTAGACGTCGACAAGCGCAACCGCGGAACCGGAATTGGTAATCGTGATCGCTTTGGTTGTGGCAGTCGTTGCCCAACCGGAAGCGGGGTTCGCGCTGTAGAAAACGCCACCCTGGCCGATGACCACATCACCCGTCGCCATCGCTTGCCAGCGGTTCGACGGTGAACCACCGACAACTATGTTCCCCGTTGTCGAGTTGTTCGAGATCATCAGCACTTTGACCGCACCGAAAGACAGCGTCGCGGTGCCGCCGAACATCTTGTGTGGCAGCGCGCGAAGATCGATCGTCACGCTGGCACCCGCTGCGATCGACAGTTGATCTTTCCAATATGCGTTGGCGTTGCCCGCGGTGGTGCCGTCACCGATTGCCAACGTGTGCAATGCGGTGACAGTGTCGGCAATGTCTGTGGCGGTGCGCGAATCGCTCCAAAACGGAACGACCTTCAACGTCGCGGACAGTGCGAACGTTGCTGGCATTTATGATCCGATCAGAGTGATCGAGTATGTGACAGGCGTGGAACTAGGGTTCGCAATGTAGAACGTGCCGTTCGCGTCATTCACCAACCATGAATCGGTTTGATTGACCGCAAGCATTTCCGAACCGGCACCGACAGCGCAAGCGAAGACGTTGAACGGGTCTGTCTGGCTTGCGCCAACGTACAAGTATTTCCCCGCGACCGTGTCGAGGTTTCCGATACGCACAACGTGAAGACCGGAGAACACAAACGGAACGTCAACGTCTAGCGTTTGCTGCGTCAGCGCGCGACAGTTGATCGTGTCAACTCCGTTCGCGGGAATGGTGCGTGTGTCAGCGAACACGAGGTTCGCAGCCGCGGCCCCGGTGCCGTCGCCAATCGCGTAGACAGTCTGCGCAGTCTTCTTGTTGGTGACGCTGCCGACTTCCTGCGTGTCGACTCGCGACCATTGAAGTTTGGTCGTGATCGTGCCACTAAAAATGTCTGTGACTGTCTCGCTCATAGAACCCCCAGCGCGATTGCGCGTTTGACGTTTTCGACCGTCCACCCGAGTTGATACGCGATCGCTTCCAATTCACTTCGCGATCGCTGCGGGCGCGACGTTACTTTTCCCCAATGTTCTTGTGGTGTGGTGAATGTCTTCGCCATAGATGGTGAATCACCGACAGCGGCAACAGGCTTTCGCCCGCCCGCGCCATCGTTCGCCCAATGCGACCATTGAGAGATCATTGCCCATGCTCCGTAGCTTTAGGCTATCGACCGGGGGGGCGATTTGGCGCGCCTATGGCGCATCGCATTCAGCCCAACAAGCGGCATACCCTGCGACGTCGATTTTCGTGTCGCGGGTTTTGTTGTCGCCCTGGTTCCGCGACAACTTGTCAAGAATCATGATCTGCGCCCAATCGCTGATCGTCAGCGGTTCACGCAGCTTGTGCGAGAAGATCGCATTGATCGCGTCAACGGTGCGCTGAAAATGTTTCTTCGGGCCACCGTATGTGAGGCGACGTTGCTTGATCACTATCGCGACGTCAGCGATTAGTTGATCGGCGGCATGGTCTTCTTCACGAACCGCGGGAAGGGTTGTCGCGTTGCTCGATCGAGCGTCTTTCAACTCGCGTTCGCCTTTAAGAATCCAATCGGCTGCGACGTCGCTTGCGTGTTCGTGCATGTCTGCAATATCCCCTTGGTGATTTCGAATGATCTTCAGCAACCGCAGAACGTCCGCGGCTAGTGTGCCGGATGTGCCAGTGTATGCGCCGCTGAATCTTCGCGCACGGTATTCCGCTTCTTGGAAGTAGGTTTCTTGGTCGAGCATCTCGCCCCCTTTTGCAAGTCACGATCACAGAATATCGGCAGAGCTTTCGTGACTTCGTTCCGGTGATGATCGATGATCAGACACGCTTGCCGTGGGGGTTCAAAAGCGGCACCGATGCGGGTGGCATATGCGCTGTGGCCTATCAGACTCCCGTTCGAAACGTATCGAGCTGCGTTCAACCAACTAAACTGATGCCAGTGTCCAAAGATTGTCAGATCGGCGCGCTTCACCGCATCCCACGCGGCATTCTTTTTGGCAACTGGGATATGTATACCCCCTATGCCACCACCATATTTGTATTGGTGGCCGTGCGTAGTTCTCACCGTGAATCCATCTAGATCGAGATACCCAAGCATCGACGTCGCGACTTGCCATTGAACGTTTTCGCGCGTTTCGTTTCCCGCCATCGTCAAATACATATGCTGTTCAAATGAGTGTTCAAGTTCTGTGCCGATGCGAAGTTTCTCTGTGCTGCGCCCGTGATTGCCGCTGTTGGTTGCGACCACTACGCAATCGGAAAGCGACGCGGCAACATCGATGAACCCTGCGATACGCTGGCCCGCCCAACGTGTAGCGGACAGGGGAGCAAGCTGCGCCAGTTCCGCAGTGTCATCGTGAATGTGACCAGAAATAAAATCCCCTCCGCACCACACGACAACGCGGCTGATATCAGCAAGGCGTCGCTCATGCTCTAACAGCGTCGCGAAACGCTCTGTCAATTCGCTGATGCGGCGATCGGCAACATCGAGATCGAAGGCATTCAGCCCATTTACGGTGGCAGGGTCGACCAATTCTTCGACATGCCAATCGGACAACATGACGATCATCGTCGCGGTGTGCTTGCCATGCCGCCGCGGGCGCGGGCGCATCTTCTTTGCCTTGATCCCTGCAAGCCCGATGATTGAATCAGCGCGCTTGCGCTCCGCTTCGATCTGCGCCAGCGCGGTTTTGTATCGCCCGCGATACGAAGCGACTTCAGCCCGCAACCGTGCGTTCTCCGCATCCGCTGCCAGCCGGTCGACCTGGCTGATCTGCTTGACGATCTGCGATTTCAATTTTGCTGTAGCCATGCAACGACTGCTTGCCTCTTGATGGTTGCGATGCCGTTCGCGCGTAGCGTGTCGCTGATGACTTGGGCGACCGTATATTTTTCTGCGGCGAGTTTGCCGCTGTGCCAATCCCTTCGAACCTTTTCCAGTTCTTTCAGCGTGTCGGCTGGAATCTTTTCAAACCACGGCGCGACCCCGCGGGTTCGATTCGGAATTGCCTTGCGGATTTCGTCAGCAAGTGCCATCGCTATTCCTCGTGATCGTCTGGTTGTCGGAATCCTTCAGCGTGAACAACGCCCGCAAGTTCATCCGCAAATTCCAACACAGCATCTTCCGAAAGATCGGGCCACCGCGCGTGAATCAGTTCGTGCAACAGAACGTTCAGAAGTTCTTCGCCCGTGAGCGTCTGCGACACTCTGATCGTTCGTGTGGTGTGGCAACAGTCCCCGTATCGATCAGATGGAACGCGACAACGTCGCAGCTTCCAGCGATTGCCCCCGATCCAGATCGTGCATTTTCTGCGCGCCATGCGGGCAATTTTCCTGCGATGCGTTGGCTTGTCTAGTGCGGCAGTTTGCCTAGATTCACAGTCAGTTCAGCTTGATCTTTGCGATTGTGTCTTGCCTTGCTTGAATGTTGTCTACGCCTTGATAGTAACCCCACGGTCTGACTGAATATCCAGCGGAGAAATTGTGTTCACTCACATTCAGCGAGATTTCTTGACCATCTTCGAAATTGGTGAACTGTTGCTCTGTCATGGGGAGTTTAATTGCCGACGTCGATTCATGGTTCATTTTGTGCGTCACTTCTTCCGCTTCATCAATATCGAACGACACTGTGAATTTGACTTGCCGCGTACCAGAAAAAGAGGTTCTCACACACGTTGGGCTACCATAGTTATCCGCTATAAATCCGTTGTATCTCTGAAGATTGTCTGCGATGACTTGACACGGTGTGTATGTTGGGTCGCCCGTTGCAATGGTCAATTCGATCTGCCACGACCTACGGAGAACGATGAACACCTCCCCGCCGGACGGTGCATTCTGTCCACGAAAAGCGGAACTGTATTGGTCAAGCATCTGCAAAACGTCTTTATCTGGCACGGTTCCACCGTAATAGCCCCATCCTCCCGGCAGCGAAAACTGACTCCCGCCAAAATCTGTGTACCTTTTGAGCAAACAAAACATCTGCGTCTTTTTTGGTATCCACTTACATGACTTGATCAGCGACATTTTCGCAACGCTGCAAAGACGTTCATTCACATCATCAAGCCGGGAAAAATCCGCCTTATAAAATTCAGATTGCGGTGTAGGGAATCCCGTAAAATAAAAGTTGCTGGGATTGTTATTTGACCCGGGTTCCCCTTTTTGCACCCACCCCTCCCCCCGGGCAGTATCTACAAGCACTGTCTGATTGAGCGACTGCGTTCTCTGTTGAACAACGTCAACAGACAGCTTTTTCGATGTGGCTGAATGTGTAGCCGAAACGGTTTGCCAACCCCCAAAACCAACCAACGTTTTGTTCCAACTTGGATCGAATGCGTTTGGGCCGGTTCCGCCAAACACGGTGGTTCTTATCAGTGAGCCAATCTGTTGTTCATATGGCGCGGTTGCGGGTAGACCGTAAGAATAATTGTTCACGGGGACAACGGTGCCCCCACCTAAACCGGATTCATCTCTAGAATTCCAGAGAACAACGGGGCTTGTTGCGATTGATCGATTGGCAATCATAGGCAGGCTCATTGTCGGAACAGCTTCGACAATATCACCGGATCGATCGGGTGAAGCGTAGAAGTAATCGCCCGCGGTCTGCGTTCCATCTGGCATCACATTCGTTGCAGTGTATTCGCCATCCCAAAACGCTTTACTGTTCGTGTCTGGCCTTATGCTTTCGACGGAGAACGTGTAATCATCTGTTCTGTTGGTGAACCAAGGCGCTGACTGCGTAGAAGACCCGAACCAATACAAACCGTTGTCGATGTACGGGGCTTGCACTTGTATCAGCCCGAAAGCAGAGCCGGTAGACGCTTTGACTTGTTCAAGTCTCTGAATTTCAACATCAAGCACACCCTGCCACACTGAACGCTGCGGAACTTGTGCGTAGTCTGTGGCTGTTTGTATCTGCCCATACCAACTGCTTAGATCGCGACCGATTCTGCCTTCTTCATCTCTGACAGAATTCGTTCCAATTGTCGCGATCGGCTTGTCTAGAATTTCTTTGGTGACGATAGCGTTGATTGCTGGTGAATTGTATGTGCTGGTGATTTTCGTTTCAGTTTCAAACTTTATAGATAGCGACGTCGGCTTTTCCTTCGCCGCTCCGATTGAAAGAGCGACGGACTGCGATGGTTGCTCGAAAGGCCACACCGTTTCGGGCCACCGCGACGCCTTGGTTGTGTGATCTGCGTTGATCCCTGGAAACACATAATCTTTCCAGATCAAGCCAAGCGGTGATTTCACAAGAGTCGATCGCAATGCTCGCGACTTGGGCGCTTCAGTGACAGCGGTTCCTAATACGTTCATGCCGTAAGCAGACAGCGCAGCAAGGCCCGCGGTTTGCTGCGTCTGCCCTCTGTATACGAGCGCGAATTGAAACAGCAATGGCGTGATACTGACAAGCGTTCCGGGTGTTGCTTCGACTTTCCAATATGTTTCGCCCTGCCGCCACTGGTCTTGTTTTAATTCTGATATCGGCATCGACGGCATGAACACAGCGCGACCTAGTCCCGTTTTGATGTACCCCTCCCCGATGCCGATCCAGATAGACGATTTATCTTGTTGCGATCCATCGATTCCCGTCCATAAAGCGCGCTTCGAAGTTTCATTCTGTGAACCTTCAGAGACAGTTCCGCATGTGACAATGTATTTCGTAAACGTCAGAACATGCGTCCCGTCATTCACCGGGTCTGCTTGATTCGCTCCACGATACATCAGATAAAGACCCTGCGCGTTTTGTGGGCCAAAACTGCCGCCCGAACCAAACAGGTTTCCGAGGGTAGATTGGACTCTGTCTGCGTATGTACCTCCCGAATTTAATGGGTAGTCGATTATGTTCGCAGAAGGCCACGGGTAATTTATGTAGGTTGTCGGCTCACTGATCGCGGCTGCTACATGCGCTTGGGTGTAAGTTCTGCTAGACGAATAACCCGGGCGACTGTGTGAACGAAAGATTCCACCGAAAGATAGCGTCGTTCCGTTTGTCAAACTATCGACCGGCATCTGCTCCGCGATCGCTTCCACCGCAACGAAATACCCTTCAGAGAAATCATCTTTTGGCGACGTCATCAAAACGACTTTGCCAGCGTTCGCGCAGCCGGTGCCGATGGCGACGCTGCCAAAGTTTAAGTCGCACATTTTGCAACCGCTGCCGCCCCAAAAAAGAATTCGCGCGCTTTCGCTTGGTGCCTGCCCAGCTTCGCCGCCTCCGACCTGGGCAATAAGCGGCGACGATTCCTTTTTAATAAACTCTGGATCGATCGCGCCAAACAGGCTGCGCTGTGAATCGGGCAACCAAAGACCCGACATGCGCTTAAACACACCTGTCGCAGTGAGCGGGCATGACATGCTAGATCACCACCAGTGCCCAAAAGCATTTCGCGGAATCGCTGCCGCCGGAATTGACGGCAGTTTGACCGTCGATGTAGATGATGCGGGCTGCGTTTTCGCAAGAACACATTGTCGATTCAAGCACACCCGCAAGCGACGCATTTGATTCTCCCGATGCGCGCTTGATTGTGGGTATCGCGTACATGTGGGTAGCTTCGTTCCCGTAGGTCATCGATCGCACACGCACGGGCGCAACGCCCGCCACGATCACCGGGACAACGCTTTGATCCGCGATGCCCCCTTCTGTCGTAACTCCCCACGATGGCACGATAACGGGCGTGTATGCGGCACCCGAATACGGTGTGCTTATTCGAGCGACCGCGGACGGCATTTCAAAATAGCCGGTGTATGGAGGAGTCAGTTCAGCCCCGATACTGCCTTCGGTTCGAAGTGCTGTTGCCTGCGATCTGTTTTCGAAAAGAACAACAGTCCCGGGGGGGAAGGTGCTTGGCGCGCCCGGCGCAGACCGGATCAGCATCGGCATCGACAACGACCGCACCGCGGGATATCCCCCCGGCATCGTCACATCGGGGTTCGTGCCCAACACCACATCGGCGGCATCCTGCGCACGGTTCCACGCTCGCGCGGACATGCCGCGCATGCGTTGCCCTGGTTCGACTCGACCGTTGCCGCGTTCCATTACGTTCCGATTCCTAGTCGCTTGAAATCAGATTCGCGATAAACCTTGTTTACATACACGAACCGCGGCACTTTCAAGAGCGACTGCGATCCCGTGTCGACTTGGTTTTTGTAGACCACCCAAAGAAAATCGTGACCCTTTTTTTCAACGCCCGTGATGTTGCCAATCTTCAGCGCGGGATATGTCTGATTGGGGCCAGCGTTGCCGCTTGCGTTAAACTTGTATGACAAGTTCCACGGGCCATCACCTTTCTCTGAATCCCACTCTTGCGAACCAGACGCTCCAACGAAAAGAACTTCGCCAGCCGCGAACGACTTGAACGCTGCTTTGTTTACGGTGCCAGTAAGTTCCGCAAGCATCTTGATATAGGCTTGCGTGACATACGTTGAAGGAACGTCATACGATTCAGTCCATGTCAAAGCGGGCGTGACAACTTCAACACCCTTGACCGTTTCGCCATCGACGCCGATCGCGCC